CAGCTCATGCAGCTTGGCAAGCTTTGGGAAACATCTGTAAAACAAACTTTAAAATAAGGAATATATTATGACAACCAGTAGTATTATAATTACACACATTCACGAGAAAGGTTTTGCCTTTGCCTTTGAAACTAATGAAAATGAAAGCGTATTTATTCCGCATCATTTATTTGCGAAAACTCAAGGCGTTGTTATCGGCGATGAATTATCTTGCGTATTAGCACCAAACTATTTGGATAAATCAGACAGGGGTACGCCTTGGCAAGCTATTAAATTATTATCGCCAGCAACATATAGCCCAATATTGGCAGAGGATGAAGCTGATGAAAATGACCAAAATTTTACACAAATTGTTGACGAGCAAGTAAACGATATTTTGTGCGAATTAGATAGGGCCTCAAGGGATAGCGAATATTCGGAAGGATTAACCGCAAATCAAATCAGTAAAATGTTAAATAATAAATTTATTAATAAAGCGGTTGTTGTGTCTTCCCTTGATAGATTAATTTCTGGCGGTGGGGTTGAAAAATCTACACTTTATAACAAAAAATGACTTGGTTTAGTGTATTGGTTTTAACTTATTATATTGACGGGGATAATTATGAACCTATGGTTAGTCGCATTATTTACCCAAGTTATAACGATTGTTCTAACGCTATGACCGCAATATATGAAAATCATTTATACGCGCATTATAGGGATAGTATGGCGCAATGCTTACAAACAGATAAAGTTTCATCTGTAAATTTAAGACCAAAATATAGACCTAAAAACTTAAATAAGGGAAAACAAAATGGATAATTTAAAATATATCGACTGCCCAGAATGTGTAGGCGGTATTGTTGAGCGTGAAATTTATGACACTGAAATAATGGAATATACCGACACGTTTGAAGATTGTGATAATTGTGGGGGTAGTGGCCAGATTGAGGCAATGCCAGAAGAAATAAGAACTTCAATTCCGCCATTAAATTCAAGGGGGAAGTTTAAATGATGGGTTTAAAACATGGAGCTGTAAAGCAAATCCGCATGGCAGCAGAACAAGGCTTAACTCAAGCCGAAACTTCAAGGCTTTTAGATATGGAACAAAGCCTATTGTATAGAACACGTAAGAAATTTGGAATTGAATTTATAACAGAACAGGAGAAACGAGCTAATGAACGTAGAAACGAATACGCAAAAGAAATTGAGCGCCAAAGAGGCGTATCTTCTAATGAACCGACTTGCGAAGATGAACAAATTGATGCTAGAGGACATGGAACACAGGGAGCGAGCGACAAAGACGAATTTAGTTTACTTCCTGAAGGAGCAACAAGCATTGATCGAGTTGATACAGATGCGATTGAGGCTTCACCAAAAAACATAAGGCAATTAGCTGATTTGTTGAGTAATGAAGACAAAGAAAATCATTATGAAATAATATATGCCTACAAATTAGCATCTTTTGAAAAAGCTCAAATAAAGGCCAAGAGAAGGCCACCAATTTCTAGGGGATCAAGGCAGAGTTGCGCACATTCTACAGCTAATAGGCAACCTGTTAAGGTTACACGTCCTTATGACCAGTACAAACAAGAGCGTATTCTTAAAGCTGTAAATCGTGGTGGCGAATATACTACATCAATGATTGCTCGCTCTGTGGGTTATAGCGTTTCATTTGTAGCGCCCCAGCTCAATATTATGTTTAATGCTGGCATGGTTAGTCGAGCGAATGTATTGGTTACTGCTTTTATTGGAAGCGGTGAAAGTTTAAGTCGCGGAAAACGATCCTGGCGTTGGGTTTATTATAAAAAAGATTGATTATTATATTGCATATATATTTTATTTATATATAAAAATTATAGGAGATAAAAATGGAGTTTATCATGGATAAGAAAACGCTAATAAGCTTTAGCGATATGCAACATCAAGCGATTGGTGAAGCTGCAAATAAATTGGGTTTGTCATTTACGGCATTTGTGCGAATGGCCTCAATTGAGCAGGCTGTAAAGTCTGGTGTAGAAATTTCGCCGCCAAGGGTTGATTAATATGCTGGCAATATTTGGAGTTGATCCAGGATATACTGGAGCTGTGGCTATATATTACCCAGAAGTTGGCAATCTTGAAATTCACGATATGCCAATAATGTTAAATCATGCTGGCAAGAATATAATAGACTGCCATTCATTGCTGGAGATATTGCAACCTGAGAGCAAAAGCAGCTTTGCAATTGTAGAGCGCGTCAGCGCTATGCCACGTCAAGGTGTTTCTAGTGTGTTTAGATTTGGTGAAGGTTATGGAATGTTACAGGCATGTATTGCCGCCAATAAACACCCAATGCACTATGTGACGCCCCAGAAGTGGAAGAAATATTTTGGGTTAAGTCGAGATAAAGGCGTTAGTAGAAGTAAAGCTATGGAACGTTTTCCAAAACATGCAGACTTATTTAAACGGGCTAAGGATGACGGACGCGCAGAAGCCGCACTTATAGCTTTATATGGGGCAGAAAATATAACTTAAAGGAGAGAGACAAATGACATTAATATTAAGTGATAAGATGAGTAATGAAGAATATCATGCAGATGATGCAATTTCTTCAAGCGATGTTAAGGCTGTGGCGACTTCAAGCTTGGCGCATTGGAAGGGTAAAGTCCGCAAAGAAAGCCATGCTTTTGACTTAGGCACGGCAGTTCATGCGCTTCTATTAGAGCCAGAAAAGAACTTAGTTGTGAGAGGCCCAGAGACTAGACGCGGCAAGGCATGGACTGACGCCAAGGAAGACGCTGAGAAGCAAAATAAGCTACTTCTGACCGAGGTTGACTATGATTTAGCAACAGACATGGCCGAAGCCTGTTTACGCAACCCTATGGGAAGGAATTTGCTGACAAACGAGCAACTACTGGCTGAAGGTTCATTCTTTGTTACATGCCCGCAAACGGGATTAAAACTTAAAACAAGGCCAGATGGTTTTATAGCGTCCGCTGGCGTTGTATTGGATATTAAAACATGCCAAGATGCTAGTCCGCGTGGCTTTGAACGTGCTGTGCGTAATTTTAGATATTGTATGCAGCAAGCTTTTTATCGCTATTGCTTAGAGATTGAAGGAATACCAACGTCAAATTTTATATTTATTGCCATTGAAAAGGAAAAGCCACACGTAACGGCTTGCTATGAGTTGTCTGAAAAATATGAAAAGTTTTCTAGGCAAGAGATGATGCAAACCCTGTTCAAGATTAAAACCGCTAATGAAAAGGGTGAATACACCACTGGATGGCCTGACCTTGAAACGATTAACCTACCATCTTGGCTTGATGGCGATATTTAACTAATCCCAGCATGAGGGTGTCATGCAAAATAATAGGAGTTGTTTAAATGCAACATATGATAACGAACGTAACTGCCTTATATCCAAGGCTAAATGCAACATATAAATTTGATACTACAGAAAACAAATCTGTAAAATGTGATGCGCTTGATGAGGGGGCAGCTTTTGAGATGTCTTTTAAGCTATCAAGCGAGCAAGCAAAAGAGTTGCACCAGATTTGCTCACAAGCTTATGCTAACGCATCTGCAATGGATACTAAGCGGACATGGCCTGATAAGCCTTCGAACCTTCCATATAAGAAGCATAAGGAAACTGGTGAGATTACTGGTAAGTGTAAACTTAAAGGCTCTTATGGTGGTGATAAAACACAACCGCCAAAGCAAGTTGACGCTGCGCGGAATAGGCTTCCTGACGACTTTATGCTAACGTCAGACTCAAAGGTAAATATAGCTGTTATGATTGTGCCTTATAATACTGGCAGCCTTAATGGAGTTTCTCTGCGACTACGCGCAGTCCAGGTTCTTGAGTTAGCTGAAATGTCTGGTGGCGATGACCCGTTTGATAGTGTTAGTGGTTTTGTTTCTCCAAACACGGATGCAACTTTTAGTAATACGCAACCAGTAGCGCCAGCAACTAATGGTGTGGCTTATGACCCGTTTGCTCCAGTTCCAGCGCAGTCTGTGTCAAATGATGTTTTGGATGATGAAATTCCATTTTAAATAAACAATGCCCCACTGCTCAAACAGTGGGGCATTTACTTTAGCGCATTCATCTAGGAATAAATAAATGATACAAAATACTGATAAAGAAAGCAAGTTCCCGTCAGCATCTTGGGGTGAATTTGGTTCGAAAATAATACAAAGTTTAGAATTAAAGAAGACAGCTAAGGGCGAATTTCACGGGCCTTGCCCCAGTTGCTTTGGTAAGGATAGGTTTTGGATAAAAGAACATAATAATGAAGTTTTGGTTCATTGTAGAAAATGTAATGATTTCAAGGGCATAAAGGATAAGATGAGAGACATGTCGCTATGGCCTAAAGAAAATCATGTTCCTGCTGCGCCTGTTGTTAAGGTTAGCAATATTAATTGGCCTGAGCGAAGTGTGGATGCGAGCCACCCATATCTTCAAAAGAAAAAGTTAAACTTAAATAATGCAATTATAAATGGTGGTGAATTGTGTATTCCCATTATTGATCCAAGTGGCAAGAGGGTAGGCCACCAGACAATAACTGCGGATGGGCGTAAAAAGTTTTCTCATAAATTACCTGTTGTTGGCAACTTTAGCGTGGTTGGTGGTCAAATCGTCGATTTTGCCTACGTTGCTGAGGGGTGGGCTACTGCGGCCACTATATTTGAGGCTACGGGCAAGCCATGTGTCTTTGCGCTAAATGCTGGCAATATTCCAGCCGTTGTTGGCAACTTATTAGAGGCCAAACCAGATTGCACCTTTGTTGTTGCTGGGGATAACGATGAGGCTGGAATTAAGGCTTGTGAGCGGGCGCAAGAAGACCATGATATAGAATACATCATTCCAGAAGTTGAAGGCTGGGATTACAGTGATTTATGGCTTGAGCGTGGCCCAATTGCCACCAAGGAAGCATTGAAGGTTGAGTCAGTTTTAAGCCAAGTCTTTTTCCCTGGAGACGCTAAACCCCAGCTATCTAGGAATTACTTAATGAAGAATTGGTTTGGCGAAGGTCAAATGTCGGTTATATATGGGCCTTCCAATGTTGGTAAATCATTCTTTGTTTTAGATTTAGCATGGCACATTGCTGCGAGTATGCCTTGGAATGGAAATAAAGTTTCTGGTGGCAGTGTCTTATACCTTGCTACTGAAGGTGGCATGGCATTTCACAATAGAGTTGTGGCCATGAAGGAACATTATCCAGAACACAAAGACGTTAAGTTAGCTGTTAGACCTTCACCAGTAAATATGCTTGATGCTGAAGTTGATATGAATGTATTGGGCAAATTGTGTCGGGAAGTTTCAAGGATACATGGCCCTGTTAAAATGATTATAATTGACACTTTATCTAGGGCTATGTCTGGCGCTAATGAAAATAGCCCAGAAGACATGACTAAGTTTATTGGTAATTGCGATAAGTTACGTGAAATGACAGGAGCGCATCTTGCAACAGTACACCATAGCGGTAAGGATAAGGCGGCAGGCGCACGCGGACATTCTAGTTTGCGCGCAGCTACTGATACTGAGATTGAGTTGGATCATAATGAAGAAACTGGATTGCGCAGTGCTAGAGCTACCAAGCAAAGAGACATGGAAACTGGCGCAGTTTTCTCCTTTAGATTGAAGGTTGTGGAATTGGGGCTTGATGATGATGGTGACGCTGTTACAACTTGCGTCATAGAAAAGGCTTCAGCAGAAGACGTTGAGGAAGCAAACCGCCCGCAAATTAAGGGTAAAAACCAAGTTCTTATGAAGCAAGTATTCCAGCAGCTTAGGGCTGAGGGAATAGGTAAATCAAACCCATCTGGCGTTGGCTGGCCTGAGCCTAGAACCTTCCATTGCATTTCAGAAGAGACTGTAAAGGATCACTTCATAGGAAAGTGTAGCAGTGCATCAAATCCAAAGGCAAATTACAATCAAACTTTAAGCTCTATGATTAGGGCAGGCCATATGGCGCAGAATGATGGGTTTGTTTGGTTTACAGATAGTGACAATAAAGCAAAGAGAGAGCAAATATAATGACTGACAATATTAGGACTGAAGTTTTACGAACCGCCATTGAATTAATTAATGGTGATAGAGAAAAGGATTATGGCACGCCAGAGGAAAACTTTACTGTGATTGCTGAGATGTGGAGTTCATATCTTGGGTATTATGTTAAGGCAAGCGATGTGTGCAATATGATGGTTCTTTTGAAAATAGCTAGACTGCGAAATGGCCAGCACATGGATAGCTCTGTAGATACTGCTGGTTACGCAGCTCTGTCTGCTGAAATGGACGATGCTTAGTAGGGCTTGCAAATCCTTACTAATATGTATTATGGTTTAGGTGCGGGTTTTCCTCCTCCCAATCGTCTGACTTGCTCGGCGTCCCGCATACTACGGCCACATCCGTTTTTGGACATTTTGGATGTGGCCGATTTTTTATATGGTGGCTTGTGTGAATAACTTTAAAATATCACTGACAATAGACTTAGAATGTGATGACTCTCCAGAAGCCGAAGATGAACTTGAGCGACTTTGCGAATACATTGGTGAAAGACTATTAGATAACGCCAAACCATCCGACATAGCCCAAAGCCTAGCTGAAGCTTTAATTGAGTTTACTAATGGTGATCCAAATTCAAGTGAAGACACAATTCATTAAGATTTATTAAAACTTTTTAAAACTACTTCCATCTTTTTAACTTCGTTTAAAAAGCTACCACTTTTAAAGCGAGTAGTGCTATCCATTATTAGCTTATTATCCCCCCTGCAAAATAATATTTTCTCTATGTCTAGGGCTACAAATGCAAATATATCTGAACGTTTCTTTGTTTTACCAAATTTTGTAAAGAAATTATATTGAGAATGATATTGTTTAGCGCAAGTCTTTACTTGAACTGTTAAAAGATTGCCATTTATTGTTTTTATAAAAGCATCATCAATTGGGTTTTGAACTAAAATACATTCATTGCCAGCAAGAGAAAGTCGAGAGAGTGCTAGAAATTCACCCGCTCGACCTACACTGGCGCTTCGCTGCCATTTATTCATTTATTCCTCTAACAAATACTCGTATATTTGATTAGTCTTTTCTATTCTATCCTCGATGCCATGATAGCCACCATTTACACGTTTTGTAATCTTGCGGATAACATCGTACTTTACGCCTCCGTCTGCAATGTCAAAAAGCTTGTTTTTGTTAAAAAACCATAACGCCGTTTCAAACGCATAATCTGTGGCCACCAAGTCAGGATTGGTCATAATATCAGGTAAACCCATATCAGATGCAAAAGATTGGTAATTTGACTTTCCCGTTAATTGTAAAAATCCTCGTCCGATAAAATCTTGAGCATCTTGTTCAGTCAGGTTTCCAAGAGACTTTCTTAAATAAACCTTACCCGCAATTTTAGCTGGTTGTCTGTGATACTCTCGCGCCCCCTCTTCAGTTTTAAATCTGGTTGGCCAAGTCGCCATCAAACCTTCCCAACTATAATTAAGGTTTTCCCGTGCGCGCTTAAAGCCACCACTTTCATGCGCAGCTTGCCCTAGCAAGTGTGCGCCATGTTCATTGCTTAATTTAAAATGCTTTACGATTGCCCTGGCGGTGTTTTTGCCAAAATGACCATCTGCGCCTACGCCAATCTTGGCTTGCAGGACTTCCATTGCTTTACTCATTTTTATGTTCTCCGAGCTGGTTTTTTAGCAGTCTTAGATGCCTGTTTAAATTGCTTATCTGTAGGCGCGCCCTTAGAACCCTTTTTCCGCATTGTTTCGCTGCTTCCAGCCGCAATGCGTTTACGCTTTTTCGCTATATTTCTGTATAATGACATTATTTTTTACCCCCAAAGAATTTGCTTACGCCGCGCATACCTATGCTTGCACTAACTATACCACCAAGACTGTACTGATACCAATCTGGCATAACTTCCAGTGCCACAAAACCACGCTGCACAATGTCATTACCCCAATCGCCACAGAAGGCTAGAATAAGCGGTATACTAAACAGAAGTGTAATCCACTCATCCTTCCAGCTATTTTGTGTAGCCTTCATGGCCTCGATGTCCCAGTCTATTTCACCCGTGGCAATTTTCATTTTAGTTTCAGCTTCTGCTTTCTTTACAACAGTTTTGCCGTCAATAAATGCAGTAGCTAATCCAGCTACACTATTAATAATACCAAGCATTATAAATCATCCTTCTTTTTTGCACCATTAAACCCAAAGAACGCACCGACTATTGCGCTTACGGATATGAAATAAACCCCTGCAATAGATTTTAACCCCTCAGTGGCTTCTGTTAGTCCAGCTATTGCTGTGGCGATAATTGCAAATGGATATATAAGCATACCAACAAGCGCAAACCATACCATTTTGCGCTTCTGATCGCGTGCGCTGTCTTCATCATCTATTTGCCTACGCTTATCGTCCAGCAGTAAAGCATCCCACTCAGTCTTTTCTATTGAGCCGCTTTTATCTTTGTCTATGTCTTCAAATGTTGTCATATTAAACTCCTAATCTGCTAATGGGTTATCTAAAGCTCTCTGAAGCTTACTCATCAATTTTTCTTCAAGCTCTTTCATTGAGCCATTTTGCAAAACTCTAACACGCTCTCGCTGGCTTTCGAAACGGATTTCCGCAGCATCAATCATTGCTCTAACCTTATCTTCATTATCACGAACCATATCTTCAACGCGGTCTGTCTGCTGCTCAATGCGCAGTATGTCATCTTTAAGGCCATTTTTAATGTCGCGTGTATATTCTACGCTCTCCTCAACCTTTTCTGAAATTCCAACAATTTTTGTATCCATTACTTTCATCTGTTGCTGATATGCAACAATATCAAGCCCAGCGACTTCCTCTATTTTCTGATATAAAACAAAGCCGCCATACAGCCCACCGACAATAGTGCTAATGAAAGCTATTATTGCCATGACAGAACCAAATGACATTTTAACGCCACCAGCTTTAAATTCACGCTCAGATAATTCATCAACTTTTGTTATATCAACCATTAGTTTTCAAAGTCCATTCCTT